CCAGGGACCGTCCACGTAGGTATCGTCGCGCTTCATGCAGTAATCGCGCGCCTGCACGTCCGTGCCTTTGCGGCGCTCGAAGTGCGCCGTGGGCAGCCATTTTTTGAGGGCTGCCAGCTTGATGCCGTTGTTGAGTTCGGCGTAGCCCTGCCAGTGTAGAGTGCCGTTATCTCCGCGTTCGAGCTGATAAACACCGTAAAGGACGAAGCTTGGCCACTCGAGCGGTGCGTCATCTGGAGGATTGTTGACGGTGAAGCACACATTTCTGAACGCCATTTTATGGCATTATCTGTCGTTTTCGCGAGTTTATAGGCTTTGCTACACCCCGCGGCCCGCGCGGACCCTGAGGGTAGTTCCGCACGCGGCCCGAGGGTAGTTCGGGGTCCGCGCGGACTCATGGGGTAGTTTTGTCCGCGGCCCGGGGTAGTTTAGGGTCCGCGCGGACCCTATCTTTTATTTAAGCCGCGTCGCGCGTTTCGCGCATATATTTTTTAGAGTTCGCGATGATCTACCTGGCCTACATCAACCGCGACCGTGCTGCCGACCTCACCGTCGACCCTGGCTTCGGGTCTCGCGTTTACGCATGGCGCATGTATGAGGTCTCGCACGACCCCACGTCGCTGTGCTGCTGGCTGGCGTCGCAGACGCCCGTGGCGGAGCTGCGGGCACTGTTCATGCTGCCTCGGCTGTACGTCAGCAGCATCGTCAACATGGTCGAGTCCGTGTTCGAGCAGCCTGGTATTTACGGCCAGTGCGTGTTCAGCGCGGGCCGCTTGGTCCGCGCGCGTCCTGTGAGGGCTCCTGTCGTCCGCAACCTTGCTGGCCCCTTCGCGGACGCTGCTGTGCAGCGCGATGTTGTAGATTTGTCGATCGTTCCCGACACTCCCGCAAACTCTGGTTGAATAGCATTATTTTCGTGTAAAGCATAAAGTCGCGTGTTCGAATCTGAGAGGCAGAATATTTTTTATGGCTTACTACCGTCGCCGATTTAAGCGCCGGTCTGTTCGCCGTTACGGTCGTCGCTACGGTCGCCGTTAAGCGTACGCGCTGCCGGTACTGCAAGTGCCGTCACTGCGTGTGTTATGGCCGTTGGTTTCAACCAGGCGCAGAACCAGTACGTCGCTGCTCTCGCTGAGGGCGCTCGTTACGCTTGGCGTAATCGCGACCGCATTAGGCGCGAGGTGGAGTATTGGCGTAACCAATACCGACGTTCCCGAAAGAACGCCGGCATGTCTGGACCACCGGCGGGACCTATGGGTCCTTCCCTTGAGCGTGTTTCTAATCAAGAGCTTGGCGCTGCTAGCACACGGATATACGGTTGTACAACTCGTTCTGGCGATCGTCGTCGCCCGGTGTCTCTTAAGCGTGCTGTGAAAGAGCTGCTTGTGCGCAATGCGTTCATGTTTCAGTCCCTGAACTGGTCTCGTATTGCTTCGAATTACCGGGCCAACGGGTCGTACCAGCTGCGTGCGCAGTTTCTGACTGGCTCCGCGACCACGTGGCCTCGGTCCGTGTTGTATCCTGTGTACGTTTTTCGGCTCTCTGCCGCTGGTAATGCTAGGGCGCAGATTGCCTCTGGTGAAAGCGCCATCGATCCTACTATTGCGTATCGCTTGCGCGGTTCCCAAGACGCTGAAGACGCACTGTGGACATTCAACTGGGAGGAGGCCCCACCCACCAACAACCTGCAGAACATCGGCTATGGCGATCTCGCGACTGACACTACTTTGAACAAGGCAGCTGTCATCGAGTTAGAGTCAGCGTTTGAAGCTGGTCGTATCTGTCACGAGAGTTCCGACATCCAAATTTTGTTTACTGGGGCCACGACTGTGCCAACGGACGTGTCTGCTTGTATCGTGCGGTTCGATGAGTCCGATCATGCGCCTCCTGATGTGGCGCAAGACGGCTGGATTGCTGGACCTCCCAGGGTACCACGTTTTGTAACTGTTCGTGAGAACAGTTTGTTCTCCGACGTATCTGACAATCGTTTGCGCGCCGACAAGTTGAACGCTTGGCTTCATGGCAAGATGTCTCATCCTTGTGCGCAGCAGGGCCGTTTGCGCGGTTTGCCAGGGCCTCCGCTGTGGCGTGAGTCTGGCAAGTTTACCAAGACGCTCTGCGCTCGCGATTTAATGAGCGCTGACACTAACGCTGTGCAGTATCTGCATCGCCATCTGATGTATCCTAAACGTTGGTATGATTGTGTGGCTCTGCCACCCCCTGTTCCTCCTGTGGATGGTCCCAACGAGGTTACGTTGAACCAGGTGGTTGTGCAGAACACGTGCGGTGTGTTTCCACCCGTCGAGCAGCAACAGTGGCTTATGGTCACTGGGTTTGCTCGCAATCCCATTGCTGCCAGTGGTCTTGCTTTTAGCAATTCCATCGATGCGTCCTTTGATCTTAGCATTCGTTCCATGTTCTGTGCTTCTGCCGAGTGATCGGGTGTGTAACTTGTGTTCTTTTGTGTCACCCGAGAGTGTGTGTTGGATGAGGATGGAGGGAGGTCCGGAGGGAGGAAGGGGAAGGAAGAGTGACCGAAAACCTAGCAAAAGTGTGACCGAATTCGACCCCCCCTCTCCGAGTGCGGGCACCTCGTTAGAGGGAACGTCCGAACCTTTTGAACGTAGTACCGACCGACAGCTGAAACAGAAGTGGGGCATGTAGTATTACCCCCACTTCTGTTTCTGTTTCCTATCCAAACCTAAGGCGGGGCGCCAGGGTTCGTAAGGAGCCGGCGGGGCGGTGGATGGAGTCCGCGGTCTGGGCGTTGAGCGGGAGCCCCCGGAGGCCCTTACTCTCAGTTTGTTTATTTGCGTTACACGTGGTTGTCGGGGCAAGCAAGGTCTATTTCTTTCAGGCGGTCAGCGCTCCAAGCGTCCCTGGGAGCAGCGAAGTTCGCGAAGAAGACGACGTGCGGAGGGTTGAAGAGGCGCATGCCGCTCTCGTACTTGGTGTTGAAGAACCGACCGTTCTTGAGCTTCTCAGCGAACGCGTACAGGTGCTTGTAGTGGTCCTCCTGCGTTCGCGCCAGGTCGAAGATGACGATCGGCGCGTCGTTGTACCCGTAGGCCATGTCTGCGATTTTGCCGTGCAGCTCCACCGCGCGGTGCTCGCAGCACAGGTGGTGCGCCAGCCTGGACTTTCCGACGTTGCCGCGCGTCTCATAGACCCACAGGATCGTGCGAGGGTCTGGCTCTGTCAGCAGCATGTCGAGCACTTTCTTTTGCCACGGACGCGGTTCAAATTCCGCGTCTGTCGGCTTGCATTTGACTGCGTTGACGTAGGCAGCGATGCCTTTGAAGAACTTGGCGTATGCAGCCGGGTACATGGTTGCGCACGACGCTATGCCGTGTTCTGCGGCGTGCTTGCAGGCGTCCTCGATGTCCGTGCGCTGTCCCTGAGTTTTCGATGCCGGGACGAAGGTGCCGTGCTCCCAGGGACCGTCCACGTAGGTATCGTCGCGCTTCATGCAGTAATCGCGCGCCTGCACGTCCGTGCCTTTGCGGCGCTCGAAGTGCGCCGTGGGCAGCCATTTTTTGAGGGCTGCCAGCTTG